CCGGCTACGGCCCCGGCTACGGCTCCGGCTCCGGCTCCGGCACCGGCGACGGCTACGGCTACGGCTACGGCGACGGCCCCGGCTACGGCTCCGGCTCCGGCTACGGCGCCAGCAACGGCTCCTCAGGCGTCGGAAGCGCCGCCGCCCGCACCCCGAAAGAAGGAGAGTATGGGAAACAAAACTAACCACGCCGAACCGATGGCACCCAAAGAAGTCCTGCGGCGGGCCGAAGCGTTTGACCCGCTACCAGTTGAGCCTGTCGGGTGCCCGTGCCCTGCCTGTAGTGCCACAAAGCAAATGAAGCGCGAACACGCCATCATGCGGCTGGCGCTCCAGATGATTGTCCGGCAGACGACGTTCCCCGATAGCTTTGCGGCGCAGATCGCACGGCGCACTGCTGAACAGGCTCTGCGGGAGTGCGGAAAGTAGTACAATCAAAGTGTCGGATTGATCCCCGACACGGAACTTGGCAACCAACGGGGGTGTTTCCTCTGCCCGAGGCACCCCCGGCCATCCTTCCTAATTTTGGGCAGAAGGGCAGAACAATGGCAATAGTTAGATTCACGACGACGTGTGACGTTCTTGGCTGCGCGAAACGCGCCGAAGAATACTCAGCTTGGCCTACATGCAGGGATTGCGGAGAGTTCATCTGCACAGAGCATCAGGTTCCGGGTTCTGACACGCAGGACGAGCGCGGCTTGTGCGTGTGCTTAGAATGCAAGGCACTGGCGGAAATGTGGGATAATAGACTTTGGTGGTAGCTCCACCAAACGGACGAAGCTCCGGGGAACCCCGCCCCTCACGGGGTTCCCAAAGCTTCAGACCTGAGGGGGTCAAACTTGATACCTAACGCCTATCGCGTTTCTAACTGGAACGCACTTTACGAAAACAACCGAACGAAGGAAATTAAGCGCCTGTTGTGGTTGCCAGTTCCAAACTCAATGGACGGGGCCGGTTATACCGAACTCGTAGACCACCCGAACGGTGCGGCTCACTTCGGCGCGTGGATTGCAATTCTTGAGATTGCATCACGTCAGGAAGTTCGCGGAGAAATCCCGCAGTCAAGTGCGGGAACGTCGCAGGCTCTTGCGAGAATCTCGCGGCTCCCGGTTTCCGTGTTCGATGAGGTATTCCCTCGTTTGATTGAACTTCAATGGGTAGAACCTACGGGGAATCAACAACTTGGCGGAATCCCGCAGGAAGGTGCGACATTACCGCAGGAAGGTGCGGGAAAACCGCCACTGAAGGAAGGAATAGAAGGAATAGAAGGAATAGAAATACATTGCGACGCATCGCCAAAGCGAAGCGCCGTCGATGTTTGGTTTGAAACTGCGTTTTGGCCGAAATGGTTGCGACGACCTGATGACGATTTACCCGGACCTGCGCTGAAGGCTGCGCGGTCGGTTGCCAAGACCGTAGCGATACGAAAGCAGATTATGGCAGCGGTTGAGGCGTGCCGTGCTGATCGGCAGGAGAAGGAACCAGGGTACCGGGTTTCGGCGCGGCGGTGGCTGCGTGAGGCGATGTGGGAAGTTTCGGCGGTGGAGTCGGCCAAGCCGCAAGAACTATGGCCGGGGCAACTGGGTGGACGACCGCATCCTGACGCCATAATCAGGAATTTTAAGAAAGGGGATTTCATCCGGTGATCGAACTCACTGAAACTGAAATCGCCCAATACTACCGGGTTCGGGTGCCGGGGCTGCGGAAAATTCAGGGCGATGTACGCGGGCCGTGTCCCGTGCATGATGGCAAGGATCTGAACTTTTCGCTGGAACCTGAAACCGGAAGATCATACTGCCATTCGCAGTGCAACCGGGGCTGGGACGTGTTTAGTCTGGAGATGGAACTTGCCGCGTGCGACTTTGTCGTGGCGAAGGCTAGCGTCTACGAAATCGTAGGGCGACCAAAAGACGATTGGCAGGACAGGGAGATCGTAGCGACGTATGATTACCGCGATGCCGATGGGAATTTGGTTTATCAGGTGGTGAGGAAAACTCCGGGGGCTGACGGGCGCAAGCGGTTCCTGCAACGCAGGCCGGAACCGGGCGGGAAGTGGAAATGGGGACTTGGCAAGGTCACTTCACTGCCGTTTCGCCTGCCGGAAATGCTGGAGGCTAATGTTGTCGGAATTTGCGAAGGCGAAAAGGATTGCCTAAATCTGATACGCGCTGGATGGGTGGCGACCTGCAACAACGGAGGGGCTGAACACTTCAGACCTGAACTTGCCCCATATTTCGCCGCTAAACACGTCGCAATCTTCCCTGACAACGATGAGCCTGGGAGGAAGCACGCGGAGGCCGTGGCGGGGCTGCTGGCTCCAATGGCGGCATCTGTGAAGATTGTAGAGATGCCGGATCTGCCGCTGAAGGGGGATGTATCCGATTTTCTGGCATCAGGGAAGACCGGATCGGACCTGCGGCAGCTTTGGCGGGACGCGGAGGAGTGGACGCCTGAATGGGCGTTCAATAGCGAAATCCCCCATGTGAACGACAAGTACATGCGGACGTTTACCCAGGCTATCCGGGAGGCCGGCGGATTCGATGCGTTCTGGAAATCGGTTGAGGTCGAGGGTATCCCGACGCCATTCCCGTCGCTGACCGAACGGCTGAAGGGGCTGCGGCCAGGTGAGGTGTATGTGATCGGAGCACGCACCGGGCAGGGGAAAACATCGCTGGCTCTTCAGTTTGCCGGTACCGCGATTGCCAACCGGGTGCCGCCGTTACTGTTTTCGATGGAGATGGGGCACCGGGACGCATTCCAGCGCATGGCGGGAATAGAGGCGGGAGTGGACCTTACCAGATACGCATGGCTACGCAAGTTCCGCCCAGAACACGACGAAGTGCGCCAGATTGAATCTGCGCTCCGCAAAGCAACCGATAAATTTTCTCGCATTCCTTTTCATGTCACGACAAAAACAGGGGTAACGCCTGAGTTTCTGGTGGAGGAATCAAAGCGCATGAAGGACCGCTCAGGTATTGGGCTGGTGATCGTTGACCACATGCAACTGATGGGCGCAACGGGCCGCATACGTGGAGACTACGAGAAATTCACGGCTATCTCTCGGGCCACAAAGGAAATTGCCGTCGAGTTAAATGTTCCGTTGATACTCGTGTCTCAGGTGAGTCGAAACAGCGCGGCTGACAAGCGGATGGAACTGGAGATGTCTGATCTTCGTGGTTCTGGCGCAATCGAAGAAGACGCGGCTGGAATCATGTTGCTGTACTATGACTCCGATGATTTTGCACAGGCAAAACAAGACCCGCAACGAATGGCGACCGGGCCGATTCGTAGCTGGTTGAAGCTGGCGAAAAATCGGTACGGGGCCGCGGGAACTGCCGATGAGCTTTGGCACATGAAGACGATAACAAGGTTTGACCAGAGGTCAGAATGACGACGATGAGAACAGCAGATGACGCCCGGCGAGATCCGATAGTTGGCGACCAAGCGGGGCACCGCGACAGACCAGACAAGCGGGTAACTTTGCGGTTCACGGATGCAACCGATCAGGAGTGCTTGTGGGTGACAACTACCCGTGTGATGACGGTAAAAAACTGGCGTCGAATGATGCGGGGCGCGACGGTTTTGAAGGTGGCGCAATGAAACTGCCACCGACGAAGCCGAAGGCCGACCCGAACGCCGTGCTGGTGAGTTGGTGCCCGAGATGCGGCAGGCTGATCCGGTGTCCGGGGCTGACGGCGATCAAGTGCGGCGGGGAGCAGGGCTGCGGGGCGACTCACGACCGGGCTGCTGAACTGGCGGACGCATGAAGCCGCTGGCAATTGATCTGTTCTGCGGTTTGGGCGGCTGGACTGACGGGCTGCTGGCAGAAGGCTGGAACGTCGTAGGGTTTGACGTAACGCGGCACCGATACCCGGCACGGGCGGTTCCTGAATGTGACGGCGTAAAGGCGGCAGGTGAAAAAGTAAAGCTTGGTGCGTCCCGCGAAAAAGGAAACAGCCGATCAGGGTCGTTCAACTACGCAAATGAATGTGCGTTGAAGGAATCGCCACTGACCGGAGGATGGGAGGAATACCCGGCGCAACTGGTTCTGCAGGACGTGCTGACGATCCACGGGAGCCAGTTTCGCAACGCGGATATCATCGTGGCGTCGCCACCGTGTCAGCAGTATAGCTGGCTGGCGATGCCGTGGAGCCGAAGCAAAGACCCGAACAACTCGAAGGCGGCAAAGGCGCTGCGGGCCAAGTGGGAAACCGAAGGGCCGGATAACCGGCTGTTCGATGCCTGTTTCAGGATTCAGAGGGAGGCTATCTATGCGCGGCGGCTGGACCTGCGTTGCTGCGAACTGGACTACAGCAAGCCGGGTTGCAAGCGGTGCCATATCCCGATGGTGGTGGAAAACGTGCGCGGGGCGCAACCGTGGGTAGGTCGCAGCGTGTGGAACTATGGACCGATGCACCTGTGGGGCGACGCGCCGGCGCTGATGCCGACCGGGACTCATGTAAAAATCAGCGGCGGGAAGGGCGGATGGTTCGGAGACTACAAGACCAGAGAAGGGCGCGGGCTATCGCAAATCAGCGGTAATTCAAGCAAGTCACCAGCACGGAAGGCGGCATCGGCCATGATTGCGAAGATCCCGCTGCCGCTCTCGACCTGGATTGCGCGGGTGTACAAACCATGAAACCAGCCACCACAATCCAGCAGGCGACCGAGACGCACGACGCCGCGAACCTGCGCTGGGCGCGGACGGTTGCGGCAAATTTGGACATTTACGGACCGGCTGAAAAGAGGACGGCGGGCTACACGTTCCGGCGGTTGAAGCAGTGGGAAGAACTCGAAGCACTGGAGCGAAGGACCGGCCAGGTATGGAAATGAACGCTGTAAATAGCTACGGACAGGGGAGTAAATCGTGGGAGGAAGTTGCACGGAACGCAATGGCAGACCGTGCGGACCTGCTCCGCGAGAACACCGAACTGAAGAATTTCTCCGCCGGGCTGGAGCTGAACCTCGCGGCGGTGATCCAGCGTGCCGAGGCGGCAGAGCGGGAACTGGCCGACGAAAAGGTTGCAAACGCCTCAGTCATCAAAAACTGGGAGGACGCGCTAAGCCAGTGTGTGCGTCTGGAGGCCAAGTTGGGGGCAATTCAGTCGCTGGCTAAGGCAAACGCTAACCGGGCCGCCTGAATTGTCGCCAGATACTGCCGATACAGGGACTCCAGTTCGGGAGTCCCTGTCAGCAAGTCGTGGCGATTTTCGTGCCAGTGCGCCACGGCCCCGCGTGTGCCGAATTCCCGCACAATGCCACGGTACCACGCGCGGCGGGCCTCCACCGGCGTCATTCAGCACCGCAGAACAGCATGGGCAGCAGCGGTATCGCCGCCACTGCAAGGCCCACCAGCACGGCGGCAATGGCCATCAGAGCGGCTCTCATGCTGCCACCGAGCAGGTCGGGCAACCGGCATACGGGACGGGATGCTGGTGACAGTGCGCGTCGTTTGCGCAGCGGTGCTTCCGCATGGCCACAACCCCGAACGATAACCCGCATTTCGGGCAGCGTGAAAGCTTTGCGGGCCGTCCGGTACCTGGGCGCGGTCCCCGCGAGATACCGGCGCTGCGCTGCCCCATGATGCGGGCAGACAGCCGAAACAACTCCGCCTGCGTCAGATAGTGACCGCAGGGGAGCAGGACGGAGAGCTCGGTGGCGGGGATCATGCGGACACCGGGCAATTTGGGCAACCGGGATACGGGACTGGATGCTGATGGCAATGCGCCGGCGGATTGACCCTGAGAACGTCAACCGCAATCTGTACCGCACCCAACACCCGCTCCATGTCGCCCACGTCGCCCCAGTTGCGAGTGTTGCGATTGGTGGCGTCGTTCTGCCCGATTAGGATCGCCAGCCTGTCCAGCAGCCGCGAAACTTCCCGGCGCTTGGCTACGTAAGCCGTTTCGACTGTGGCGCTCATTAGTTCCACCCCATGTAGCGCACACCCGCGACCGTGTAAAGGTGCTGCGCATTGCAGAGGAACTCAGGCGCACACGGCACGAAGTTTGAGTTTGGCGCGGCATCAGCAACGCACCCGGCGATCTGCGTGCAATCCCACGCAGTACGCTTGCCGATGAATGAGACGTGCCGGAATGTGGCGCTCATTACGCCACCTCCAGTTTCATGCAGAGGTCAACCAATGCAATCCAGTGACGCTGTACGGTCGTCATGGTCTTTACCTTGGCAACAGCCTGGCGGACAGCCTTCTGTTGAGCAGGCGTGCCATGCTTCGCCAGCGTGGTATCTGTGGCCCAATCGAACAGCCCGAAGGCTGCATCGCGCATCAGGTTCAGCGTATCGGCGGAGCGGTCGGTGTCGGCTTCCCAGATGGCCTTTGCCAGCATGTAGTTTTCCTGGGCGGGTGAGAACGTGTGAGGCGTGGCCATTACGCCACCGCCTTGACGGCCTGAGCCACCATTGCAACCCATTCAGAATCTGAGATTTCATCAATATCAACGCAGAAGCCGCCGCTGCCGTCGCGGGTAATGTACCCGGCGGCATCTAAGGCATCAATCATGCAAGCCGCTTCAGCCTCGGTGGCAATACTCCCCATCGATTGCTCAATGTACCCTACTAATTGTGTTCGGTCCATGTTCTTCTCCTCATCAGTGCCGGATTTACCGGTCAGACGCCCGAAGGCGTTTCGGAGTGTTTAAACCTGTTCCCGTGCTTCCGGGTACGCTGAGAAGTACCAGCGTGCCGCGCGTGCTGCGAACTGTGCCGCAGTGTTAGGGCAACCGCTGGCCACGTAAAACTTGAGGGTTACCACTTCCAACCGCGCCATATTGATGCAGGTTGCGCGATACTTTGCCAACTTCGTTTCGTAGCTCGTTTTCATGTTCGTCATGGTGTATCTCCTATATCTCAATCATAAACTATGCAGCACAGTTAATGCAAGACAAAAGTTAACATTCTGCCATCTTTTTTTTGCGGGCGACTCAGGACGGGAACGGGCATCAACTCAAGGCCGCAAGCTGCGCCACATTTCCGGGCGAAACAGCACGGGGCGAAAACTGGTGGGCGGTGAGGCAAAGAGAAAAAAAAGGGTGAGGGGAGAAGAGCGGGAGAGATGGGAAAAATGGTTGAGGGCAGAAGCTTCAAAGGGGGGAGAAAAAAAGCTTCAGGGCGTCCGTTTTCGCGTTCCCTTGGTTTTGCCGCTGCGGGAAGTAGGGCGAGCGGTGCGCTTCGGTGGATAGGGGAAAAGCCCCAACAACCAGCCGCTGGTGATCCGCAACGCGGGAGGGCCAGAACTACTCAGTAGTAGAGGTAACTAGTACTGAGGGGCGCGAGACGCTCTAAGCGTAGCCATTTTGGCCTGCCGTGTCAACTTTGCGCGATTGGCGTACAATGTGGGCATGGGCAGAGTTGGTAGTTCCCCGGCGTTCCGGCGCAACAATCGAGAGAATCCGCATCCGCCGAAGGCTGATGACGCGGACACGCCAGCGGATATCTCAGACCTCGAGTCGATGGACACCGCGGCGCTGAAGCTCCACTTAGAGCGTGAAGCCTTGCTGGTGACGGCTCGAATTATGCGGAAGCCTCTGCGGAACGCTCAAGCGGTGCTCGGGGCGGCGCGGGATCTCGGCACGTACTGTATTGCGAAGCCAGCGCAGGCGACCACGCTCAGCGGGCCGGACGGTGGCGCGGTCCAGGTGACGCACCGGCTGGAATTCATCGAGCCGTAGCGCGTAGAATAGGGCGAATGAGGAAACCTTGACAGTCCAATTCCCCGCCAAGCTCCGGCCGCTATTCACCCCGGCACGCTGGAAGTCTATCCGCGGCGGACGCGACGGCGGGAAGAGCTGGGGCGTGGCGCGGGCGCTTCTCGAAAAAGGTGCAAGCGGGAAGGAATTCATCGTTTGTTGCCGGGAAACGATGGAGAGCATCAAGGATTCCGTGTACCGGCTGCTCTGCGACCAGATCGAAGCGCTCGGCATGATGGGCCAATGGCACATTGAGAAAGCGCTACTCAGGCACAAGGGCACCGGGACAGAGATTGTTTTCCGGGGGCTGAAAAACCCGGACGCGCTGAAATCGCTCGAAGGCGCGACCATTGTCTGGGTGGAAGAAGCGCAGACCATGAGTTCGGATTCATGGCGCAAAGTGCCGCCTACCGTCCGACGTGAAGGTTCGGAGATCTGGCTAACGTGGAATCCGTCGCTGGAAACGGATCCAACATGGCAAAAGACCGTCCTGCGGCCACCTGATGCCGGATTCATCGAGATTGTCATCAACTACGAAGACAATCCGTGGCGCTCAAAGGTCTTGGACACGGAAAGAGCGCAGATGGAGCGGGAAGACCCCGACGAGTTCGCGCACGTCTACTTGGGTCAGCCGAAACGCAACATCACCGGCTCCGTTTACGCGGTCCAGCTGCGCTTAGCAGAATCTCAGGGACGTATCGGCCAAGTCCCGCACACGCCCGGCGTTGTGGTGCGATGCGGTTGGGATCTCGGGGACTCGGACATCATGGCCGTCTGGTTCATTCAGTCCATTGCGGGCCAGCATCGCGTTATCGACTACTACGAGGCGCGGCACGAACCGCTGGACCACTACCTAAGCCTATGCGAGGCAAAGGGTTACCGCTACGGTGAGGACTACTTCCCGTGGGATGCAGCATCGAAGGTACTAACCGGAGCGCTTGAAACAACGATGCACCAGCGGGGCCGGAAGGTCCAGATCCTGCCGCGGGCTTCTCGGGATTCAGGCATCGACAAGGTACGCGAAATGCTCGGGACGTGCTGGTTTGACGCGGACAAGTGCGCGGACGGCCTGAACCGGCTCAGGTACTATCGCTACGGCGAAACGGCCACCGTGAACCCGCAAACGGGCGACCGAAGCCTGACGCGGGAGCCGATCCACGACGACAACTCGCACGGAGCCGACGCGCTGCGAAGCTTCGCGATGGGCTACAAGACCGGGCCGATGGCACCACCGAAGCCGCCAGCGCCGCTTCGACCCTATCAGCGCGCGTATAGCCCTTTTGGGTGATGTGCTGGCTAAACTGTGATATCCTCAACCCAAATGGCACACGCAACCCCAAAGAAGCTCAAAATGACAGCGGCCCAGATGCAGGCGGCGGCGAAGGCTAAGGGCAAGGGCGGCGAAAAGGTCAACATCGGCGACCTGATGGAGCGTTGCTGAATGATCGCGACCTGCCCAACCTGCGGCAATAGCGGCGACTGGTGCCAGAGTTGCGACGGCATCGGGAAGATTGTCGCGCCAGAAGACATGCAGCCCAAACCGGGCAAAACGGCACCGGGACCAGTACCTACCCGGAGAAAGAAGTAACCGGCAATGCCATCACTCACCACACAGAATAACGGCGGATCGCTCCAGCAGTCCACGTTAAGCACCATCAACACCCTCGCCTCGGCCTTCCTTCCGACGCAGGGCAATATCTTCTTCGTCAACCCGCGAACAGGCGATGACGTGAGCGGAAACGGCACGCGGGAAAACCCGTATCGCTCGGTTCCGGCTGCGTTCTCAAAGTGCGTAGCGGGCCAGAACGACACCATCATGCTTTGCGCTTCCGGCAACGCGGCGGCGGAAACCACGGACTACCAGACGACTTCGCTCCTGTGGAACAAGGATCTGGTCCACCTGATCGGCGTCAACGACGGGCCGATTTACAGCCAGCGTTCACGAATCGCGTTTGCTTCGACCTACGCGACGGCTGCGGCGCTCATAAACGTCAGCGCCAACGGTTGCGCGTTTCGCAACATCGAGTTTTTCATGGGCGTTGCTTCTGCGCTGCCTCTCGGCTGCATGGTCGTTTCTGGCCAGCGCAACGTATTTGAGAACTGCCACATTGCGGGCTTCGGCAACGCGGCCAACGACATCGTGGGCGGTTACTCGCTCTCGCTGGCAGGCGCGGCTGAGAACCTGTTTCAGAATTGCACCATCGGTCTGAACACGGTCACCCTCGGAGCGGCTGCAAACTCTCAGATCGTCTGCTCGGCTGCGGCGACCCGGAACTGGTTCCGTAATTGCCGGGTGACAACCTACACCAACAGCGCGACGAACAACGTGTTCCTGCGTGCTCCGGCTGCTTCGCTGGACCGCGAACTCGTGTTCGAGGATACGCAGTTCGTCAACCCGATTGATTCCAGTTCGACCAACCTCACCCAGGCTTTCGTGGTCGTCAGCAATGGCGGAACGGTCCTGCTCGTGGGCGCGAAAACTGGCGTGTTCGGGGCAACCGACTGGAACGCGACCGACTCCGGCAACGTGACGGCCATCAGCGGCAGCGTTACGGCTGGCACCTACGGCCTCGCTGTTGACGTAACCCGGTAATGAGTAAGCCCTGTGCGGACAATTGCGGGCGGCAGGTATCGGACAACAAGCGCCGATGCCTGAACTGCCAAGCTGTCGAGGCACAGCAGCGATTGGCCGCGCGGGGCGTTATACTGACGCATGAGGAAGTTAGGCAAGGAATCCGAGATGGAGGAGCTAAACAGAGTGCAGAAACAGAACGAGCTTGGAAGTGACCGCGCATGAGTGAACAGATAGTTGACCTCGCGCCAATATTCGAGCGCATCAAGGACCGCATCCCGGCAGGCGCTACGCATTTGCTGCTGATCATTCCGTCGCGGCAGTGCGCAACCCTATGGACGCTGCCGGATGGCATGTACGCGGCTGAATGCGCCGAAAAAATGAGTGTGGAGGGCTTCAACCCGAATAAGCGGGAATCGCGGCTGTTCCTGAGCCACGGTCACGCACTTGATTACGTCAAGTCATTGGCGCATGGGTCAGCCTCGCTAATCTACGAGCATGATATTGAGGCGGGAATGGCGATTGTGATGCCGGG